TAGATTTTTTTCGACACTCCATATTTTCATTAGAAAGGCGGCTGGAGTGGTTTATGAGTTTTAATCCGGTTTGTTTAAGGTGGCTCTTCCGGCAGCCTACCATGGTAACGTCTTGACATGCGAGATCCAACAATGATCGCCAAGTAAAGTATAGTCCAATAAGCCATTATGCTGTCTGGACCCAAGCTGTATTTTCGAGGGTCATTTGCCAAATCATCGAATTAATCGTGAGTGGCGCAGCGGGGCCGGTAATGGTGAACTGCGCATTCGGCGCGGTCACATTAAGCCCCCAGACATAAAGAAAGCGGGTGGTGCCGTTAGCAGACCCTTCCGCGTAAGGCGGTTGGGTGATCTGAGCGGCAACCACAGTGCAGCCTAAATTGGCCGCAATTGAAGCGGAGGTTACTCCTGAGGCTGCATCCATGTAATAAATGCATTGGTAATACCCAAGAGGAACTCCGGCGGGTAATTGATACCGACCAGTAAAACCAACAACGGGGACAAGTTGGAAGTCACCATAACGCGTAACGCTAGCTGACCCCAACGGTAACGTCGTTGAATAGTTGAGACTCCGCTGCCACGATTGAGATGCGACAAGTGTTGAGCCATTCAGTTGTTTTTTGTAGAACGTGATATCATAGGTGACCCAAAGCTCCCCTAGGTTAATGCCGGCCACACTCATACCTTGCGTAGCAATTTGAAAATTGCCAAGGTTGTACATGTTAGCGGTTTCGCCTGCGACGGGGGACCCCGTATACAACAGCCTGGTTGGTCTTTCGTCAGGGTCGCATTCAATACCATGGGCCACACTGTGGGCAGCTTTAGTACTACATGCGTAATCTGCGTTTTCCATTTCCTGTTTGTTGATAAAGGGCGAATCAACCGAGTTATAGTCCGTGGCAAGGATGACGGCTCCGAGCGCTTGGCTCGTACCGTTAAACTCACTACTAGTAGACTTGAACTCAAAGATGATTCCATTAGGTTCCCATTGATCGAACTGAGTCGCAATTCGACTCAGCCACGGAAAAGTGTTCGAATCGGCTGGATTGATTGAGTAACTGCTCCTATTAAAAACAGTCGCCCCACCCGAGAGGGCACCGGAAAAGATGTCTCCTAGAAACTCCTTCTCAACAATGCGCACACCTCTTTTACCATCCTTACCGAACACAGGGACTTGGTTGCCGTCGGTTTTTCCAACGTTCATAAGGGAGTTGGTCTTGAGGGTATAATCCCCGAAACCAAACACCTTACTCAAAGCCGAGCCCGCCATTTCTCCGAGATCTCCTCTTCCGACCATGTTGCCCAAAACACGGCCAGCGCGTCCTCCGACACCTGCAAGAGGCGTCGCGTTCGCTTTGACCTGCCGCTGGATAGCGGCGAGCTGCTCATTAATATGAGCCCTGTCGGAGTCTGTGTAATCTCCTCTACCACGGACTGAAAGCTTACCTTTCGTTTGCTTCTTTTTCTGTCCATTTTTGGCCATTCTCTAAGCCTCGCTCGACTTTCACGATCGAACCTCGTTTTGTCGGACCCGTTACTGGTCCACCTCGTACAGGTGGTCTAACCAAGGCAGGTTGACCAACACTGGGAGGCTGCTGATGCTCAAGAGGGCACGGCGGAACTCTTCGATGTGCTCACGGGTTAAGCCGTATCGAAGGTACGCAAACACATAAGTGTCATCACTGGCATCATGATGTCGCTCGGCATGGATCTTATGTTCCTCAAACACAGCCCTACTATTGGACTGGGGGGACAATCTGATTACAGCTCTGCAATAATCTGAAACCAATGGCACAAACGAGTTATCTTGAAGGTGCCCTATCATCTGACTACGGTAGTCGTCAACAGTTTTTGCCGACTCGAACATATATCCTGCTTTAAAAAGCCAGCGGCCGATTTTTGCTCCCAAAACCAGACCGTCAGCAGTGGGCCAGTAAAGTCGGCTGCAGAAGTCCACGTTTTCCATGTCCTCCACAATCTCATACTTCATTCTGTAACCCAAGCGCAGGGCTTGATCCATCATCAAACGAGAGTCGGCTTTCCCGAGCAGATGACGAGAGGCCACTACGACCAGATCGTCACCATTGATATTGAGAAAGTAGTCTCTGCCAGGGGCTATGCTATTATAATCCTGGTAGCGCTTTAGTTTTCCTCCAGAGCAGAATCCCAAATGGTCATCGTCTCTAGTTACTCGCTGTGGCACAAAACCCAAGGTGTTCTGAACCACCCCGTAACTGACTCTTGCAGTTTCGAGAGTGTTCATAACACTAGTTCTAGCATCGCCAGTGACACGTCGGTTGCGAATGATTAAATTCAAGCCCCCAACGGTGTAACAGACAACCGCGCGCGATTTTATCGCTTCCATACATTCTTTCCTCACTCTCATTTCTATCGCCAAATCATCCTCAGCATCGAGGGTTTGGTCATGCACATGAGAGTCCATTCTGGACGCATCTCCTTTCATGAAGAAGACTTCGAGAGGGCCCCCCAGATGTTCTATCTGGTTTTCCATGGCCCTCCCGATTTCCTCCGAGGTCGTCGATCCGTAGAAGATCGCCGCATCCTTATTGCAAACTTGCTTCACCACATTGCCCATAGCCCAAAAATCGGGGCCGGTTGCAGCCAAATACTTGGCCGTCCCGGCGACAATGTGCCTAGGGTGAGCAAGCTCCAGTCCTGTGGCTGTGAGGTAAGCACTCTTTTCTAATTTCATGAAAATACTGCGAACACAATCGCGTTTTTCAAGACCATGGCTCCGAAGAGCAAGCAGGGCCAATCGCATGTCCGTGCGCTTCCTAGCGGACGGAAAATGCATCAACCACTCCTCGTCGTTAACAAGGTCCCGCAAGTCGGTGCGTCGAATGAGCCTCATAATGTCGGTCTCATTGAAATCTGCAACGACTGCATCATAAAATTCCCGGTCCCGAACAGGCTGTTCAACAAAACAGCGATTTTCGAGCATGGATTTTTCTACGAGCTGGGACCCCGACCTAAAATGGTAAGGGACTCTGTCATTGAAACAGATCCCCAAAACCAAAAGACGGGGCTCGATCCA